ATTTTTTAAATTGAGCTAATGTAGATCCTAATTCTGTACTCATCCATAAAGGTGTGTCGCCTTTACCTGGAGTAACAACTGTAATATTAATATCTTTATTTAAAGCTGCACCAAAAGTTTTTTTAGCAGCATCATCTGTCCACTCTGCTGTGTTAGCCATAAAGTTATGTTTTAAAGTTGAACCATGTTGTTCAAATTGTACTGCTATTCTTTTAGCCATTGATTCATCAATACCAGAACTACTTAATGCTGTTTTCCATTTATCAGGTAAACTACTTTTACCCCACTTAACTGAGTCTTCAATAATCCTAGAACCAATAGTAACTGAAGCCATTGACTTAGCTATTTCTGTCCATCTTGACATAAGGTTAATATACATAAAGTTAAACTGTGAAGTTTTACCCATAGCTCCTTCTAGTTTGTTTACAAAACCAAACATATCTGAAGGCATATCTGCAAATAACATTGCTCTTTGGTTAGTAATTAAATCTACTGCTTCACCAAAAGATTGAGCTTCTTTTCTACCTAATTTATAAATAGCTCCACCACTAATAGAATTAGCTAACATTTCAAATTGTGTTTGGAATCCTCTTTTAATACCAGAGGTCATAACTATTCTTGCTGCGTCAGGAATTGCTGCTGCAAAACCAGTAAGCATAGTTAATGCATTGTAATGTTTCATTGTTCTCATTGCTACTGAAGTATAATGATGAGGATTAGAAGGTAAGCCATATGTACCTCTAAGTAATTCTACTGCTGCTTCTAAATCATTTAACACTTGGTTTTTTTCTTTAACAAGCTGTAATCTTTTAGCTTTGTTTTGTGTAAAACCAATCTTCATATTATATTCTGCTGCTACCTGTAATAGTCCAGGCTCTGTCATAGACTCAGCTTCTGATACATATTTACTACCCATACCTGCTGTATCACCATACTTTTTAGTTAACAAAATATCTGGAACTATCTGTCTGTAATATGCTTTTTGTAATGCAAAAATATCATTACCAATCATACCAGCATCTAGTAATTTTAATTGTGCTACATCATCTAAGTTTAAATTTCTGGCTCTACTAGCTCTAGCATATCTAGATCTACTAAATAAAAATCTTTCATTAGAAACAATTTCATTCAATTCTTTTATGCCACCATTTTTAACAGCATTTAATTTAACTAGCATTTTATCCCAACTTCTTTTTTCAAATCTAGTAAAAGGAAAATGGCCAGATAAATCATCTACAAGTTTAGCTAGTTTAGCTTCATTCATAGTAATGCCTTTACGAACTAAAAAGTCTTTTATAATTTCTTTAAATACAGCAGGGTTATTATCAATAGCTGTTTTATTATAAATAATATTAATATAATTTTTAACACCATCTGGAGTGTTTTTAATATTTGATAATCTTTCAGTTAATTTTTTAATCTGTGCTTCAAGACCAGGAACTGTCCAAGTAGCAATTTTACCATCTACAGGAGATTTAAAATTTTTACTCATTTGTTTAGTTTCTTTCATCATTTTTAAAACACTTTCTAATGCTAACAATTCTTGTTCAACAGGAGCTTCTCTTAATTTGTATTCTTTAATTTGTTTCATTAAAGGCCCATACACTTTTTCTTGTGTAACTCTTGCTGCTTCTTCTACAAATTGATTAGGATGTTTACCTGTAATTCTAGCTCTAACAATTTCTTTAGAAAATTGTGACATTGAATAAGCTTCGGTATCTAATGTGTTTCTCCAATTAACACCTATTTCTGTTTTAGGTTTAGTTTGACCAATACTTTCTAGATATTTCATGTAAGCAGTTTTAATATCTTTCATGCTTTCTATTACTGCTACTTCTTCCATTCTTAACTGAACTTCTAAAGATGCTCCTGTAGATTGGAAACCCCAATCTTTTGTATTTTTTAATTTTAACAAAGGAGTATCTAAAATATCAGTCATCATCTTTCTGCCATTTAATGTTGCTGATTTCATTACTCTAAATACTGGAGTCCAAGGGCCATCTTCTCCAAATATTTTTAAATGTGATTTAACAAAGGCTTCTCCTTCTAATCTTTTACCTGCTGTAGATAAATTTTTAACATCTGTATTAACAGCTGCACCTACGCCACTTGGAGGAGTATCTAGTTTATTAGGATTAACTAATACACCATCTTCGTATATTTTATTTGAACCATCTAATTGTTTAATAACCATTTTTTTAGAATTTTTATTTACAGGTGGAATCCAATCATCAGCTAATTTAACTGATTTTTGTATAATGTTTTCTGGTATTGGTGTGGTAAATTTATTAATTGCAGCAGGTATTACAAATGATGCTAATCCAACAATAGGTACATAACTATCATCTCTAAAAGGATCTAAATTTTGTTTTATTATTTCTTCTGATGTTGCTGCCGAACCAAAAATTTTTGCACTTCTTCCAGCTTTAGTAAACATTAAATAAGAAGATGGATCTGCAAGAGAACCTAATATTCTACCTAAAAAATAATAAGGAGATTCTTTTTCTATAGATGCATTGTGTTTAAGTTTAGCTAACATATCAGTTGTTTCTTGAGCATTTCTACTAAAAATAAACTGATCTTTTATTTCTTCATATTCTGCTAATTGTGGATCTGTATTAAATACATAACTATCATCTCCTTTGTATTTTTGGCCATTAACAATTTTATCGTATGTCATATACAATAAATTTTCTTCTTTAAAACCATCCCATAAATCTGTTGCTGCTTCTTTAATTGTTGGGTTATAAATTTTTTGTTGTTCTATTGCTTTTTTTTGAGCATCTTCATATGTGTATGGTACTACTTGAGAATATTTAATACCCATTTAATTTTTGCCCCATTTTCCTGCAAAAACATTTAAAGCTTCAGTAACTCCTTCATTAATATAAATATCTAACATCATATTTCCTGATGGAAAAAAAGTATCAAATGTTGAAATTTCTCCTGGTTTTGTAGAACTATTTAATTTTTTTTTTATCATAAATTTAATAATTTTTGACATTTGATTTTTATTTCTAAAATTAACTATTTCTTCTGGATATAAATCACTATTTTTAAAATTACTTAAATATAAATTTTTATTATTAGGATCAAATTTAGAAAACAATTCTTCAAGAGTTGGCTCATCATTTAATGTTTTATTATCTCCTCCAACAATAGTAGACAAACTAATCATTTTTTTTACAGATTCTTTTATGCTATCTTTAGGGTGTGCAAATACAGCTGTATTATTTTCAGCAACAATATCTAATGAATTATCAAATTTTTCTTTTTTAATACCTAGTAAGTTGTTAGTTCTTTGCGTTAATGGTAATAGTTTATTATTATATTCTTTAGTTGCATAATGTTGAAACATTAAACCATTTGCATATTCAGTATGTTTTTGTTCGTGTGGTGGATATATAGATTCTATTAATTTAGCATTATCATCTAAACTTGAACTATTATTTATATCATCAATATATTTTTTTCTGTCTGCTTGTTTTTTATTATGAATTGCAATTTCATTTACTCTTTTATCTAAATCAGGCACATCTCGTCCTAATGCATTAAACAAAATTTTAAATGGTTTTATTTCATTAGGCACATCATCAACTAATGGAAAATCCATCATCCAAGAAAAATTAGCTAAACTAATTTTACTTTTTTCACCAAATGCTGCAAATTGGTGCATTAAATATTTAAATTGATTATCACTAGGTTTAAATTCACCTAAAATTTCTTCCATTAATGTAATATTTTCATTTGCTAAAACATTTGCTACATTATCTTGTGTAGAAGGTTTGCTTTCTTGATCTACATTTTCCCATCCATCAGGTTGAAAATATTCGCCTGGTTCTGTAATTTTAATAAAACTTCCTTCTCCATTAGATACTGAAACACTATAACTCATTTTTCCATTAATCATTTTTCCTGTTGGTTCAAATGCAGGAAGCACAGAACCATCTTTAATTTTAGCTGCTAAATCATCAAATAAAATTTTGTTATTATTTTTATCTATACCAAATAAACCATTTTCAATATCTTCTTTACTTTGTGATTGATACCAAGCTACAAATGTTGGCATAATAGACATTTTTATAATTGAATCACCAAAACCAAATTCATTTTCTATTCCATGTTTTGTTAAACTATAATCATGAGTATCGTATAATATGCCTTTATCCATATTTTTAATTGATTTTTTTGTATATTTACTTGGAGTTAAATCTGCTTTTAATGATTTATTTAATGCTGAAAAAGCAGCTATTGAAAGAGTATCTCTATCATTAACATTAACATTAGAATCTAATGCCATAAATTTTAATTCTTTTTTTACTAATCCTATGTAATCATTTTTAACACCATCTGCCATATCTTCAAATGGATTACTAGCAAACCAATGAAATGAATCTGGAAATAAAACTTTAGAATATTTATTACCTTTTCCTAATATTGTAGAAAATGATAAATCTCTAGATACACTTTCTCTAAATGGTAATAACATTTTTTTCCACCATCTTTCATTTCCGTCTAAAGCAATATCAATATTTTTTTCAAATTTTTCAACATTTAAATTAATTTGTTGTTCTATACTTTTACTAATTGTATCTTCATCTTTATTGTTCCATTTTTTTGCTAAATCTATTATTTCTCCATCACTCATTGATAAAGCATTATTATTAGACATAAAATATAAAAAACTACTTGTATCTACGTCTGTATGCCATCCACCAAATTCACCTTGAATTTGATTGTAAAATTCCATTTTTTTTTTAAATGATTTCATAGGAGCTTCTTCTTCTAATTTACCAATAGAAGAATTAAAATGTTTTTTCCATGATGTAGGAATAAATCCTTGTTTTTCAAAAATTCTTTTTGCTTCTAAAAATTTAGGATGTGTAACATCCATTATTTTAGATGGATCTTGTGATATATCAAACTCAAATAACAAATGTTTAAATGCATCTTGCATTTGATCATTAGATAACCCCGAAGGAATTTTTTCATTTTTCATCAAAGCAACTTGTGTTTGTGTTTTTGCTATTTTAGTAAAATGTTTTATAAGTGTTTTTTTGTTTTCGTAATTTTCATTTGGATAATTTTCAGTAATATATTTTGATATATTATTATTTGCACCATTTATAAAATGAGAAAAATGTGCTTTACCTCCTAGTTCAGTTTCTCTTTCAAAATCAAATTTTATTTCTGTATCTAAAGCTTCAATTTTTTCTCCACGATAAGTTTTTAATAATTTTTTTGCATTGTCAATAATTTTATCTCTTACAAAAGGATCTTTTATTTCGTTAATATATTTTTGAAATATTGGATCATTTACATTTTTTGTTTTAATACTATGTGGATCATTTCCTTGAGAATATGTATTTAAATATTTTATACTATCTATATCATTTAAATTTGTTGCTATTTGAAATATTCTATTAGTTTCAAGTTTTTGAATATCTTTGCTTATATCTATATCAAGTTCATTTTCAGTTTTTCTTTTTGTATTAACTAATCTTTCTTGATTAGATCCAAATAATTGATTTAAATTAGGAATAACTTTTTCATCAAAATGTAAATTAATATCCTTAATACCTAATGTGTCATCATTACTAACAATATTGTAAAAATTATTTACATCTGTTTCTAAATTTATTCTATCTATTTGATAATCATTTTCAGCTTTTGTGTCTTGAAATTTATTATAGTTTGAAGTTGCATAAGATAAATTATGAAGATTTTTTTGTGCTAATACATTTTGTGCATATTCTTTATATGCATTAGGTGTTTTTTTTAATAAAGTTTTAGAATAAGTGTCTATTGAATTTTTCATTCCTTCTGGATCAAATTCAAATTTTTCTTGTAATTGCAAATAATAATCTCTTGTTTTTTGATTAAAATCAGATTGCCATCCTATTCTTGCATCTGTTTCTGCTTTTTTTTGAAAGGTATCTACAATTTCAGATATTGGTTTTGCAATTTGAGCAGTAATAGTTGTAGTAGGAAATTGTGGCAAACTAATATTTCCACTTTGTAAACCAACTTGTTTTTTACCTTGTTTTAATGCCATAAATTACTCCGTTTGTCCTGGATCATAAGGATCATAATAATTACCATCATCTTGCATACCACCCCTATATTGTCCTCTTGGTTTATATGATTGACTATAAGAATAAGTGCTAAATGCTCCTGCACCTATTTTAGCATAAGCTCCATATTTTTGAGCTTTGCCCATAACTCTTGTTGTATAAATTGCTGAATTTATTTTAGCATTTCCACTTAAAAGATTTATGTTTATGTTTGAAAGATCTTGTGCAGCTATTCTTTCTATTTCTTTTTGAGTAGTTAAAAAACTTCCACTATCATCGCTATATCCAGATCCTGCAACAATAGCTAAATTTTGTTTACGTTTTCTTCTTGCTTCATCTAATACATCGTTAGAATCTTGTAATGCTTTTAATTCATTAAATTTTTTTTCTCTTTCATAATTTGCAATTGCTGCTTTGTTTCCAGCTTTTTGTGCTTGTAATTGTGAATATGTACCTACACCTTGTACAGCAGTAGATATAATTGCTAATGTAACTGGATCTGCACTCATGCGAAAACAACCTCCACATTCATACCTAATATTTTTAAAGGTAATGGTTGATTTTGAGATAAAGTAATTGTTGGGTTATTATCATAACCCATAAAGAAAAATTCTTTTTTATTTGTAAAAGGAACTAAATCACTGCCACCAGTAAAATTAACTTGTTGAATTATTAATGATTTAGGATCTTTATCAGCAGCTTTTACAGTTAAATTTAAAGCAGAGTTAATATCAATAATAGCTCTTGATATTCTTCTTGGTGTTCCAGTTAATGGGCCTTCGGGTAATTCTTTATCAATAGGCATTGTTTCTACAATACATGTATAATTAAAACCTACTTTAACTCCTGTTTTGCAAGGAGTAGTTAATTCAATTGTAGATGTTGATGCGTCTACTAAAAATTCTCCTAAAGAACTATTTCCATTTACTGCAAATATTTTATTGCTATTATATTCTGCATTAACAGAATGTGTGTAACCTTTTATTATTGTAACAGTTGCGTTATTACTTGGAGATGAAGGAAGTGTTACACTTAAAACTAAATTATAAGATCCACTACTTACATTAGTAACAGCTTCTATAAAAAACTCTGTACTAATACCAGCTATGCTAATTGATTCTCCCACTTTAGGTGCTGAAGTAAAACCATCTACTTTTAATACAGTTCCTGATTGACTTGCTCCTTGAACTTTTGGAGATCCTCTTTGACTTACTATCGAAGTAGTTTGCATATCTAATGAAACACGATCATCACCACCAAACTTTTCTAATATAAAATGTGTACCACCTTGTAATGTTCTTCTAGTAACACAAATTAAATTTTCGTTTAATGATATAATAGATTCAAATGTGTCAATATTACTTGTTTGAGTTGAAGTACCTTCTGTTGTCCATAAAGTCCAACCTGTTAATTTTTCATCTCTTACAGAATGAAACACAGCTAACGATCCTACATTTGGATTACTTTCATTAGGTTCACTTAATGTTGATTCAAAATCTTGTTTTGGTAATTGTGTATTAAGAAAAAACGCATATTGTTCTGGTCTAAAATTACTACCTTTTAATACAGCTATTTGTTTTGGATTAGTTATTAAATGTTGTGAAAGTAAAGATATAGCTGTTGATTTATAACCATCTTCCATATCTGAATAAACAAATTCTCTAATTGACTTACCAGTTTTTTGTGCAAATACTGCTGCTTGATCAAACATAAGTGGTGCAGCATTATTACATCCATATGGAGTTTGTTTTAAAACAGTTACATTTCCAGGAGTAATTGAAAGATCATTTGCTTTTGGAATATAAAATTCTCCACTATCTGTAAACACTTGTAATTCTTTACCAGATAAAAAATGTCTAACTTCATTAACTTCTGAACCTGCAACATCTATATTAATTGCATCTGTTGCTTCTCCTGTTCCAACATCAAAATTAAAATACTCTGCTGTTCTTGATGCAAATATAGCAGCAGGTTTTGATTTTATTCCACCAAACCAAAGTCTATTAGCATGAAAAGTTACAGCACGAGGATATCCACGAGTGTCAGATATAAGTTGTTCTTGCCAATCAAAATGAGGGCCATTACTTCCAATATCTTCTAAGATTGTTACAACAGCAACAGTATCAGATGTACGAGCTGTTATTACACACTGTTTTCCTTTAATTTGTAATCTACCATTATGTGCTGCGTTTATACTTGAATTAAGTGGATTAATAAAAAAAGGTGCACTTGCTGTTACAGTTCTAGCTGTTCCAGCTGTATTTGCTGATAATGTTAAAGTTACATTACTTGCTGCATATTTATAAAATGGTAATAGTTTTTTATTATGACTACCTTGTGTAATAGTTGTGTCTTCATCAAAATCAAAAAAAGATGCAACAAAACTACTAGCTGAAGATCTAAATATTTTTACAGTTCTCCATTGTGAATGAGATATAAAAATTGTATCTCCAAATTGTGCAAAAGTTAATTCATTTAATTGACTTTGTGTCCATGGTGTTGTGTTTGCACTTCCTGTAGCTGCTTGAATAATATTTCCACTAATATCATAAATAGTAAATTTATATTGTTGTAAAACAATAATAGCTACTTCATCATCTGAAAAAACAAATGGTATTAATCTAGTTTTAGCAGCTGGTAATGTTGCTAAATATTCAGTACCTGGTCTTCTCATTAAACCACCTTCTGCTAACAATGAAAAATTTCTACATTGCTTTGCACCATTTGTGTAAGCAGGAATATCTATTCTAGCAGCTAATAATGGATTAAGCTCTCCAGATGAAAAATTGGTTAATACAGTTTTTAATTTTCTCGCCATTATACATTGCTTCTTGTAGAGTTTCTTAAAGTAATAAATCTAGAAGTATTAATTTTTTTATTAGTTACTTCTGCTGCATCTATATTTTTAGATATTAAAAATTGTCTATCAGCTAAAGTTTTAAATTCTCTAATCATAGCTGTATCTCTAGCTATTGATCCTGCAAATACAGAAGCAAGATCATATATTAATGCTAACCTAAAATGAGGAGGAAAATAATCTTCTCCTACTCTATAAATATAATCTAAAATTAATTTACTATTTGCTCCATAAGAATTGATATAAATCATATCTTTATATCTTGAATAAGAAACTACATGATCATTTACTGTTAAAGTATTGATTTGTAGTACGCCAGGACTAGCAGGTAATTGATATGCATAATCATATCTTCCTTCTGGTACTGTGGTTAATAGTGATAATTGTTTTTGATTAGTAGCAAATTTCCATCTGTGTCTTGTTAAAGACGATTGTGCAATATCTTCATAGATATTAGACGCAACTAATGCTTCTGTGCTTCCATCTGAAAAAGAAGAAATAGGACTTGCTCCTATCATAATCAATGCTCTTGCACATAAGTCTATATTTGTTGTTGCCATAATTTATATAAAAAACATAAGGGGGAAATACCTCTCGGCAAGATCCCCCAAAGTTATATTGTATTAAGCTAAAATAACTGTATTAAGGTTAGTTCCACCATCGTGAACAGATACTATTAAAATATCTACCACAGCGTTTGAACCACCACTATTACAAATTATTAAATCTCCTGCTTTCAATTCAGCGTGTGATAAGATAAAATAATCATCGTTATCCATTACTGTAATTGCATCACCATCGGTATAATACCACATTGAGTTTTTATCACCCATTTGAGATATTTTTTTGATAGGATTGTCTATTGCATAAGCCATAATCTATATCCTATTATTATTCGGCACACAGCTGAACTCTAGCTGCATCACCATCGATTGTTGTAGCTCCCAACGAAATCATTGAAGTGATTAAGTGTGAAACTTTTTCAGGAACATAGTTGACTTCAGTTTTAACATCAGTACCAACACCTAAACCTAAAGCACTTTTGTGGAATGCTAAAGTTTGTCTGTCA